CGAGCTAGACCTCAAGCGGCAGGGCCTCGCACTCAAGCGCGAGGAAATGATACTCGACCAGGAGATCGCGAAGCAGAAGGCCGCGCTAACCGTCGGCACAATGCAGGCAACGAGCCAGATCAAGGGCCAGCAGCTACGGCAGCAGGCCGCCGCGACCGAGCATTCGGCGAACCTCAATCGCCAGCAGACCGAGCACTCGCACAAGATCGGCATGGAAGCAGTCGATCGTAAGCACGAGGTCGGCCTCGAAATGCTCGACCACAAGGCCAAGGCCGCGAAACAAGCCGCGGCGCAGAAGGCCAAGCAGCCAGCCGCGAAGCCGGCCGCGAAGAAGAAGTAACCCCCACAAGGACTCCCGACCTTGGTGAAACGACCCACGACGCGGGCGCGCAAGCGACCCGTGCCCATGCCCATGACGCAACGGGCAATCGCACAACGCCTGCAAGCGCTCTCGGTGGAAGTCGAGATCCAGCTACAGGCCCGCACCGGCGCCGCGCCGCTTGCTCACCACCTCAAGCGCTCCCGCGAACGCATGCTCGAAGCGCTGTACGCGCTGGCCGACGTCGACGCGACCGAAACCGAGACCATCCGCAAGCTGCAGATGGACGTGCGCATGCACGACCGATTGCTCGAAGACCTCCGCGAGATCGTCGCGAAGGGCTTTGAGGCCGGCGACTACCTCGACCACGAGGCGGCCGCCGACATCGCCTTAGCCGTCGGCCTGACGCAGGGCGACGAAGGCACCACTCCCAACGAGGAACCCTATGCCGATTGACGCCCCGCAGTCAGCCGAACCGCAAGCCAACGCCGAAGCCGCAAAGCCCGAAGTCGTCCACATCGACCAGCCGGTAGGTGGCCCGATAGACGACGTTGCAATCGCTCCTGTTGCCGCCGACGCACCCGAGCCGGTCGCAGCGGCGCCGGAAGTTGTCGCCGCGCCGCCGCCGAAGTTGGCGCGACACGATCGCGCCCAGCAGATCGCCGACCGTTTGAAGGCGAAGCGTAGCGGCGAGACTGCCCCCGAATTTACCGGCGATATGTCGGACCCGGCGCAGAACATGGGGCAGGTCGCAGTTCGCGAGCCTGAGCCGGTAGCACCGCCGCCGGCCGAGCCGGTAGCCGAGCCGAGCGCGCCGACTAAGACCATCAAGCTCAAGGTCCGCGGTCAGGACGTAGAGCTCTCCGAGGAGGAGCGTAACCGCGCCGCCCAGATCGGGCTTGCCGGTGAGGACTACCTCCGCGAGGCGCGCGAGAAGCGCGACGAAGCAGACCGAATTTTGAAGCTGGCGAGCCGCACGGCGCCAGCCAATGGTCAACACCCCGACCATGACAGTGCACCCGAGCCCGTCGCCGAACCTGTAGCCGCCGCACCAAGCGCAACACCCCGCGCTCGAGACCGGCTGAAACAGGTCATCGAGGACGTGCAGTTCGGGAACGACCCCGAAGCAGCAGCCGACAACCTCCTTGCGACGATCAGCGATACGGTCCGCGAGGAAACCGACGGCCGAACGCTTCGGACCAAGATGGATGCGGATTTCCGCGACACCATGCAGACGTTCGAGACATGGAAGGGCGAGAACAAAGAGATCGCTACTGCCCTTGCCTCTGACCCGAATGCGGCCGCGGTTATGGAGCGCATGCTCCTGACCGGGTATCGCGAAGACCTCGTCGCCATCGGCATCCCCGCCGACCAAGTCCCGAAGACGCCGACAGAGCTTGTCGATTGGCATCGCTTCTATCGCGTCGAGGGACACAAGGTCCGCAACGCCAAGCAACTACTGTCCGACACCCAGGGCAAGTACGTGGAATGGCGCACTGGATCTGCGCCGGCTCCAAAGCCGGCACCTGCGACAACTGCGACTACGCCGCCACCTGCGGCGCCGCCACCCGCTACCCCCGGAACCCACGTGCGAGTCGCTATCGACCGCGGCGGGCGCCGAGCCACCATTCCCACTCAACCCGCACGCTCTGCCGCGCCTCAATCTGTACCGCAGCCACAACAGGCGGGAAATTCCCGCTCGGCCGCGATCCAGAAGGCGAAGGCTGCGCGCGGTCAACGTGTCGTGACTGCCTAACGCCTTCGCCTCCCGCGAAGATCACGCACACGCTTTCGCAATTGATGCTCGGCCTACGCGTGCTCCAACTTCAAGGAGCATCAGCTTATGGCTGGTCAACTGTGGTCCGTCCCGTCCGAGGGCGGCTATCTCTACAGCGACGAACTTTCTGACGTCATCCGCATGGCTCTGCAGCCGCTCGCCAAGTTCCGGCAGCTCTGCGACATGGAAGACGGCGCCGACAAGGGCCTGCACGCAGGCGGAAGTTTCACCTGGAACGTTTACAGCAACATCGGTGCACAAGGCCGGCGTCTGTCTGAGACGACTCCGATTCCGCAGTCCGGCTTCACCGTCGCGCAGCGCTCGCTCACTGTTTGGGAAGCTGGTAACAGCGTTCCGTACACGGGCAAGCTCGCTGACCTCGCGAAGCACGACGTCGTTTCGATCATCGACCGCACGCTAAAAGAGGACGCCCGCAAATATTTCGATATTGAGGCGTTCTTCCAGTTCAAGAACACCAAGCTGCGCGCGGCCCCGACGTCCGGCACTTCGGCGACGGCGATCACCCTCGACACCAACGGCACCTGCTCGACGACCAACAACCTGGCCTTCAACACCGGCCACGTGAAGGCGATCGTCGATGCGATGAAGGAGCGCAACATTCCTCCGTTCGCGGCGGATGATTACGTTTCGATCTCGCACCCGACCACGCTGCGGACCTTCAAGAACTCGCTCGAGGCCATCAATCAGTACACCGAGACTGGCCTGACCCACATCTTCAACGGCGAAGTCGGCCGGTACGAAGGCGTGCGGTTCATCGAGCAGACGTTCATTCCGAAGGGTGGCGCTGCCGACTCGACCACGTTTGATCCGTGGACGGGCACTGCCGACGCTTGGAACAACGGCCTGTCTTCGTGGGCGTTCTTCCTGGGCGCCGACACCTGCACCGAGGCGGTCTGCATTCCCGAGGAAATCCGCGCGAGCATCCCGGGCGACTTCGGTCGCTCGAAGGCGCTGGCCTGGTACTTCCTGGGCGGCTTCGGCCTGGCTCACGACGTCGCCGCTGATTCGCGGATCGTCATGTGGGACTCGGCGGCGTAACCGCCTCTCGCAACCCTCATCCACCCACACTGAACAAGCGCCCCCGGCGAGCAATCGTCGGGGGTTTGCGCGTTCGAGCAAGGACCAACTGCAATGACTCACCGGCACTACCACCTGGCGGAAACCCTCACGTATGAAAGCGCCACCGGCGCGTTCGGCGCGACCACCGCCTCCAAGTCCTACATCGGCCCGAAGGGCAAGAAGGGCCTCGTCCGCGACATCGAAGTGTTTCTGACCGCTGACGCGGTTGGCACCACCACGGTTCCGGAAGTGACCGTCGGCGCGACTGCCGGCGCCACCACCTACGCACGCTGGCGCCTCGGCACCACGGCGATTCTCGGCATCACCGCCGCGTCGACCCCGAAGCGCGCTTCTTCGCTCGTGACGGAAGACAACGGCGAGCGTCCGCTCGTGTCGACCGACTTCACCGGTCACGTCTCGCTCGAGACGGACTTCATCCCGGCCGACACCGCGTTCGTAATCAGCGGCGTGCAGGGCGTTGGCGGCACCCCCGCCGGCACCGGCTATCACCGCGTCACCGTCGACTGGTTCTAAGCGCCAGTAGCGCAACACCAAAGGGAGCAGCCGTCATGACGACCCGCAACCAGCCCGTAAAGCTCGATCCTCTCAATCCGCGCAAGCGAGAGCGTGAGGCCGCGCCGAGCGGGCCGGGCAATAGCGCCGCGCAGGACGGCTATTCCCGTCTTTCCACCCGCGAACCGTATCTCCACGGCCAGCGCAAACCCATCGGCGGGACCAATGTGTACTCGCCATATCGAGAGGACTGCTAATGGCAACTCGCCAAACCATGTCCGCCGCACGCGGCGGAAAGATCGTGGTCGACTCCGGCCGCGACGACTCCAGCTTCAAGAGCAACGGCCAGAAGATGCCGAAGTTCGGCGGCTCGACCTCCAACCTGTCGCACTCGCTTTCGGGCGCCAGCGCGAACATGGATGACAACGGCAATAAGAAAAACAAGTTCGACTAATCGTCGAGCTTCATCGACCCACCACTAGCCCCCGGCGCGCAAGCGACCGGGGGTTTTGCATTCCAACTCCCGCGAAGGAATACCCACCATGGCTAAGAAGAACCGCCTCCCCATTCAGGTGCTCGACCGCTCCCGCGCTTATGGCGACGTGTACGGCGAGACCCAGCACCAAGTTAAGTACACGCAGAACGCCAAGCGCATCGAGGGCTGGCCGTATGACGTGCACGAGAACCTCGTCGAGGAAGCCCTCAACGACAAGCAGCGCGACGCGCTCGCCGCCATGCGCAAGGCCGCCGGCATCACCGAGGCAGACATCGCGGAAGCGAAGAAGGCCGCCGAGGAGCCCGCCGAGGAGCCCGCCGCCGCTGACGCCGACGACGAGAATTACGTCGAGCCCGACGCCAAAACCAAGGACGACGACGGCATCAATCTCACGCTCTGGCTCCAGGGCGAGCAGCGCGTGAAGCCGACCGACATCCAGAAGGTGCTCAAGACGCGGTTCGGCGTGAACAAGCCGGGCACGCAGGCGCAAGCGCTGTATCTCGTCGAGGAGCAGAAGCTCCTGGCGCGGGATCAGGTGCACCCGAGCATCCTGCCGAAGGCGGCCGTCTAACGATGGCCGGATCTATCGCGCGCTGTAAGTGGCGGGACAAAGAGTTCTACGCCATGCCGCTGCCCGGCGCCGACACCATCAACGGCATGACGAAGATGCGGGCCTTGACCAAAGGCCCGCGCTTCGACCGTGGCGCCGAAATCCACGTCCGTAACGACGAGATCATCGAGTGGGTCAACGCGACCCCGGGCGAGGCATAGGCCATGTCTGCAAACTATACGACGCTGGTTGGCGCTAAGACGCTCGCCGGCAGCATCAAGCATTTCACGAACTACTCGCGCATCGACAGCGAGTCCGTGCTCGAAGACGCGCAGCGGCTCCTCTACCAAACGCTGCGCATCACGGAAATGAAGGCCCGGGCGACGCTCACGCTGGCCGTTGGCGATACCACCGAGCCCCTGCCGACCGGCTTCCTGGGCTTCACTGGCAAGGGCCGCGACACCGCCGGCAATCGCTACGAGCACGTTGTCGAGCAAGACGTCTTCGAAGATGCGCGGATTTATGACGGCTCGGACATCCTGTCCGGCCAGCCGTCGTGCTTCTGCGTGTTCGATGCCGTCATAAACTTCGACCTCAAGTTTGACACCGCCAGCACGATCTTCGTCCCGTACTACCGCTCGCTGCCGCTCCTATCCGGCAGCAACGAGACCAACTTCCTCACCGATCGGTTCCCGCATCTTCTCAAGCAGGCGTGCCACGTCAGTTCGCATGCCTTCATGAAGAACTGGACCGCTTACAATTCAGAACTCCCGCTTCTGACATCCCTTATCGAGCGCGCGAACAGCGAGTCAGACCTCATGTTCATCGGCGCCGCATACTGAGGCAGAAGCCGTGCCATCCGATACCACCTCCGCACTACTCGGCCTGCTCCTTCAAGGGACGGGCAACAACGATAATACCTGGGGCCAACTGCTCAACGAGCAGACGATCCAGCTCATCGAGAACGCCATCGCGGGCCGAACCGCCAAAACGGTTACGGGCGGCTCGGCAACGCTGACTGCGACCGAACAGCGCTCGGCGATCCTCGATTTCTCGGGCACGCTCGGGTCAAACGAGATCATCACCGTCGCGAACACCTCCAAGACGTGGCAGGTGAACAACGGCTGCGTGCTCGGCGCGTTCTCTCTGACGATGAAGACCTCGGGCGGTTCGGCCGTCACCATCCCGTCCGGCAAATGGACCGTCTGGTGCGATGGTGCGAACGGCGTTTACGTCGCCGCCAGCGCCGCCCTCGTGGCGCTCGGAAGCCTGACGCCTGCGGCCGACAAGATCGCCTACTTCACCAGCGCCAGCGCGGCGGCACTGGCCGACCTCTCCACCTTCGCCCGCACGATCCTCGATGACGCCAACGCTGCGGCCGTCCTAACCACAATCGGCGCGCAGCCGCTCGACAGCGACCTGACCACGATCGCGGCGAATATTACGGCGGCCGGTCATGCGCTCCTCGATGACGCCAACGCGGCCGCGCAGCGCACGACGCTCGGCCTGGGCACCGCGGCAATCGTCAATACCGGCACTAGCGGCGCGACCATCCCGCTGCTCAATGGCGACAACACCTTCTCAGGCGCCAACGTCTTCTCGTCCGCGCTTAAGGCTCCGCTGTTGCACATGCGCGACGTGCAGACGTCGGGTACCGCACCGGCCGCGATCGCCGACGCCACGTGGCAAGCCGTCCGTCTCACCGATGAAACTGTCGACGACATCGGCGTGACCCTGGCGTCGAACACGTGGACGCTGCCCGCCGGCACCTACGAGATCGAGGCTGACGTTCCGGTTTACTACTTCGGCAGCGGCGGCAACCTGCAGGACATTTCGCTGGTCACGCAGCTTCGGCTGCAAAACACGACCGCCGGCACGACCGTCGTGGAAGGCATGACCCTCGCAATGCGTCACGGCAACAGCCAAAACATCGAGTCCGGCTCCGGAACGCTGGTGCCTGTGCTCCGACGGCGCTTCACGGTCGCGGCCTCGCAGAACCTCCAACTGCAGGTTTATGCGGACGCCAACAGCCATAGCGTCCTGACGCAGGGCAAGGCGGCTTCGCTCGGCACCGAGATCTACGCCGAGTGCCGCATCACCCGGATTTCTGCGTAAGCCGCATTCTCGCTCTGGCTTTGAAGGAGGCGAGTTCGGCCTCTGTCTCACCAGGCTGGATCAGCACGCGCTCGATCACCGGGAAGGCGCCATTCCAGAAGAAGCCGATGGCGGACTCCGACGGGGTCAACTTTCGGCCCACCTCCCACTGCGTCAGCATGTAACCGGGCAAGGCGGCGGTGAAGGTCTTGGCGGTGAAGACGAGGCCGTTGGCTTCCAGTTCGCAAAACCACCGATGGTGTCCGAAGCCGGCCCGTAAGGGGCGACCCAGGAACGACCGCAGCCGCATCATCGGCTTGGTGTGGAAAATCTCCCGCTCTCGCGACGGCACCTCGATATAGCCGCGCTTCGCAACGCGCATCAGCTCCTCGCAAGCCCCAATGGGGTCTCGGACGTCTTCGAGCGTGTGGGAGCAGAACGCGAAATCAAAGAGGCCATCGGGGAACGGCCAGGGCTTGCGGCAAATGTCGAAATGCACCCATTCCGCCGGTCTCATTGACTGACCCGGCGCGATGACGGCGCCGCTCGGCGGCAGCAAGTCAACGACGTGTGTCGCGGTGTTCAGCCGGATGGCCGAGCCACCCACGTCAAGAACCAGCTCACAATTAGCAGTCTCCGCAAGAATTCGCGGCAGGTTGTCCATCAGCATCATGTGCGTTTCGCCCTCGCAGGGCGCGCACCATACCTCTGCGCCGGGCAACCGGCCAGACCGCGAGCCCGTCTCCTGCAGTCACGCGGGAGGTGAAGGAGGGGGCGGGCTCGCACCTTTTCCAGAAAGCCCATGTCCGAAGACCTGATCCCTCTGCCCATAATCCCGCCGCCCGGCGTGGTGAAGACCGAGAGCGTTCGCAGCGTCGAAGGCCGGTGGATCGACACCGAGAAGGTGCGTTTCGTTAACGGGAAGCCGCAGAAGATCGGCGGCTGGGCAAAGCAGACTGCGACGCCGGCGGACGGCGCGCTGCGCAGCCTGATGGCGTGGCGCGATAACTCGGGCATCGAGTTCATTGCGGGCGGCACCTACAAGAAGCTCTACGTCATCGAGCGGGACTACACGCTCAACAACATCACGCCAGCCACGACGGGAAGCCTGGCGAACGATCCTTTTGCCGTCACCAACGCATCAACCCTTGTGACAGTGACGCACACCGCGCACGGGCGCACGGTTGGCTCCGTCGTGGTGTTCGATGGAGCGACGGCGGGCGGCGGCATCACGATCGACGGGGAATACCCGGTCAACACCGTTGTCGACGCCAACACCTACACAATCGTTCATAGCGTCGCGGCGAGTTCGACCGACGCCACGACCGGCGGCGCCTCCGTCACCTACGAATATGAGATCACCATCGGGGCCGACGCAGGCGCCTATGGATTCGGCTACGGCGTGGGCGGTTACGGCGAGGGCACCTACGGCACCGAGCGCGACGCATCGACGATCTTCATCGAGCCCCGCATCTGGTCGCTCGACCATTTCGGCGAGCATCTGCTGGCCTCCTACAACGTCGGCACCCTCTACTTTTGGGACCCGAACGACACCCCGCTGTTTCAGCGGGCGACGCTCGTCACCGACGCGCCCGACGACATCCGCTTCATGTTTGTGACCCCGGAGCGCTTCACGATCGCGCTTTGCGAGAACATGGTCATAGCCTGGTGCACGCAAGGCGACTACGCCGAGTGGACGCCAGCATCCGACAACACCGCCGGCCTTCGCACCGTCACCGAGGGTACGAAGCTCATTGCCGGTCGCTCACTCAGCCACACGGTTTCTCTGCTGTGGTCCGACTCGGCCGTTTATCTGCACCAGTACAACGGCCAATCGCTTGTGTTCGATACGCGCGTTGCTGGCAAGAATTGCGGGCTGATCGCGCCATCGGCGGCGATCACCGTGGGCGCCAGCGCCTTCTGGATGGGGCAAAACTCCTTCTTCCAGTTCAATAGCGGCGGCGTTAGCCCGATGCCGATGGTGGAGGACATCCGCCAGTTTGTGTTCGGCGCGCTCGACAGTGAGAACCGCTACCTGTGCTGCGCCATGTACAATCCGCAGTTCAATGAAATCTGGTTCTACTACGTCGCCTCCGGTGCACTAGAACCGGGCCTCTACGCCATCTACTCGCTCAACACGCCGTCTTGGTCGGTTGGCGAATTGACCCGCGTGGGCGGCACGCACTTCCAGCACGGCGACACCCGCCCGCTCTGGGCCGACGAAAACGGCGACATCTTCCTCCATGAGGAAGGCTACGACGACGACGGCGCGGCGATGGACGCGCAGCTCGTCATGGCGCCGGCCGGCCTCGATAAGGGCAAGGGCTCGATGGAGATCGAGGGCATGGAGCCCGACTTCTTCGAGCAGGACGGGCAGGTCACGGTCACGATCAACACCTACGACCGCATCCGCACCGCAGACGACACCCCCATAGATACCGATGTGCACACCGTCGAGGAAACCGACGGCTTGCTCGATGTACGCGCCGAGGGCCGCTATGCCGGCCTGACGATCCGATCGAACACCTTGGGCGGCTACTTCCGCATGGGTGCGCCGGTCGTTTACGTGAAGCAGTCCGGAACGCGGCGGTGAAGCAGCTCTATTTCGGCGAGCCCTCTGGCGATA